GTGCCGTGTGGCACTCTCTTAACTATCTTGGGAGGTGACCCATGACCTATAAGAACTTTCGTTCTTATATCCACACTGCTGCGCTTGTTCTCGAAGCGGTGGCTAAGATTGTTATCTATCTTGATAACAATCTTCCTGCTACTGTTCCTGAATGAGCACAGCAGCCCACGCCTTTGTTGGCCTGCTATAGGAGTGTTGCCATGTCTTTACGTATTCGTTACCATACGGGTTCACCGACTGTTCAATCAGCCGTGTCCTTCGTTGGTACAATATATCGAGGCTACCACGATTCTGATCGTGGTTGGCTTGGTTATATTGTTGCTCAATCCGACCTTCTGGGTTTATCCTTTAATCCATTTGCTTGTTTGGAGCATATGGATTTATTGGATTCGCCCAGATCTGTCGGATCTATCTTCTCTCTGATCCTTCCTGGAAAGAGTTCTGAAGAGAGTTTCTCTCTTAGTACTCAACCCATCGAGGGTCACAGATTAGGTGATTCATATGACTTTAATGCCTACGGGAATATTCTCGAAGGTATTAAAATCTTTGGATCAGTTCTCAGTGGAAGAAGTTTTACTTCTCCTTCCCCTGCGAATGAGCGTTACGTTCGACATGACACCTTCTCTGGAGAGCTTATAGCAGGGCAGCTCAATTTTCCATCAGTAAGCATCCCTAGTGACTATGGAATAGGTCAGATTTCTGATGCTATCTCATATGCACCTTGTCATTTTCGAAAGATCAAGGTTACTAATCTTGATCCTTTCGAATTTGAGTTGATGCTTACTGATAACTTTGATGAAGTGGATCTATATTACTTCCTTGACCACATTCGTGGCAAGACTGTAACGTATTTCCACTGGATGAATGGTGCATATGTGCGTTCTGTTCTTACAAACGTTACATATGAACATTCATCATCAGAGTTACTGATCAAATATGATATGTTTGCCGACTATACGTACGGCACATACCAATTTGTTCAGTGGAAAGGAACAATCCAGGTGCCTTTATCGACTCCTGGGTGTTCAGTTGAGCCTACGTTGGATGGGATCTATGAACCTCTGTTGGGTGAGCAGATCATATGGAAATATGACATACTTGCTCATCAGGGTCCGGATCAGGGAAATTGGCACAGTACGATGCCCTTTGGGTCAGTTGATGACTTCAAGGTGTGTCGTATTGGTATGTCAATTCCCCTTTCACCCAACGTAGATGCAGAACATGACAAATGCTTTAACTTCTTAGTCAAGCTTCCTCTTTACAAACTCTCTGATTCTTTCAGAGATAATGTAAGGAAGTCTTGGCGAGATGTTATTCCATCTGCCATGTTCTCCACAGTTGACGCCTTTATGGAGGCAGAGGGTTCTCTGAACACTAATGTTCTTCAGAACCTTCAGAAGTTGCCCGAGGTAGCCAACATGATTCCTCATTTGAAGGAAGGTGTTGACGTGCTCGGTCGACTTCTGCGTAGAGATCTCAGTTTATCTACCATTAAGGAGATAGCTGACCTCTCTACGTCTACCATCTTGCAGGGATCATTCGAGTGGAGACCTTATTATGAGATCTTCACCGTCTATCTCCCCAAGATGATGTCAACTTTGCATTCTATTGGAGACATACAACAGAATGCAATTGGGCGTGGTTCCTTTACTTTCAAGATCAGTAATGATCTTGGTAGAAAGGAAGTCACCTTGCAAACTCGCACCAAGTTAGTTATGGATGCGAGTCCGTCTGGGCTCCTATCCGCCATCACAGGTTTAGATGCTCTAGGTTTGTTGCCTAAGGCGTCCAACCTGTGGGATCTGATACCTTTTAGCTTTGTTGCTAATTGGTTCACTGGTGTAGGTGCTGCGCTCCGTAGATGTGAATATTCCCTATTTATAGGGACTATTCCTTCATACTTCGTGCACTCCTATACCTTGACCTCTCCCTTGACTGAAGAAGAGTTAGATACCATGGAGGCGTCTAATTCATTAATCAGTCCGGCTTCTCTTAAGCTGTATTATAGAGATGTCTCTCTATATTCACCAGTTCCAAGAGATAGTCGTTTTGGGTTTGGTATGCCTAGAGGTTTGCCACCCCTGGCGACCCTAGGAAGTCTCCTATATCAATGGATATTCCATTGATATAATATCCTTCCGCAGTGCGGAATAGTCAACGAAAGGTTGACGCCATGACACTCACGTATTCCATTGATCACATCTCAACTTCGGTTGAGGATGTGAGTGTTGAGGTTGCTGACAAGGCTAATTTAGTCTTGCAGTCTACGTCCACCGATCCTAAGACCGGTGATAACGTATCGGTGTACGTCGTCTCGACGGGTGATAATAGCTATCCTGCTACTATCACTTTCCGCAGCGGTGTTCAAAGCCGCTCGCAGGGGTCGGTGCGACGTATTTCGATGACCTTCAACACCTGGGCTACGCGGTCAGACAGCGTGACAGGCCTCGATACCAAGAAACCTTTCTCTGGTAGCGTTTCCTTTGTCATGCCAGCTGACATCACCATCGAGGTTGCTGACATGGATGACGTTATAGGAAACTTATTTAGTTTCCTGTACGCCTCCGTCACAACCAAGGTGCGTGACACTGCTTGGCTTGGGAAACTCCTCTATGGAATTCCCCAGGTTAAGTAGTGCGGCACGAGGTGCTTTTAAACACCTCGAACGGTCGCCGATCAATTTTGATTGATGACGACTTTTGCCAATCGTTGAGCGTCCCAGTTGGGGCAAACAGAGAAATTGTTTCTCTGTTTGTTGCTAGTTGGATCACGCTCCTAGCAGATAGTCCTCTCACTCCTGAGAAGAAGCCCTTTAAGACCTACAGACTCTTCCTTGATAGGATAAAGTCTGAAGGTATAAAGAGTATCGTCTTAGGATTCTCCGAATTAGCTCACAAGTTGGTGTCTCAACACCTTCTTATGGGCTCATCCACCTCTATAGGTGAATGGATTAGCGATTTCAAAGAGACTCCCGTCTTCTTTGAATATAATCGCTATTTCAATACCGGAGATGTCAAGTTGTTAAATTTCCTCTACACATTCCTCAACTTCGGTAAGAAGATGATGTTTGTGGACGAGGCGTTTAACGATGCTGCCTTTCGCAGCTGGCTTGACGTTGAGAAGCGACTAAGCGATCTGATTCTATCCGATGAGGATACTTCTGCTTTGCAGATTATTCTCTCTGATGGATTACCACCTTTTTCATGGCGCGATCTGCGTCCAAAATTTGGACCAGGTCGTGTTCAGGAAAGGGGGGTAGTCGGAAGGATTGATAAGCTTCGTAGCCTTCAATTCGATCCGATCATAGATCGCTTTCTTCTCCATGGTCATATAGGAATGTATGGCTATGGAGATGAGTACGGTGTCCATGCTAGTAAGATCATCCCTGATCTATCTAGATGGACAAGTGCTAGTGGTGTGAGCTCGAGAGATGCTAGACTCAAGTTTGTTCCGAAGAGCCTCAAAACGGCTAGGTCCATTTGTATGGAACCTAACACGCTGATGTTCTTCCAACAAGCCGTGATGTCTAGATTTATCGAGTTGATAGGTGATTCCTGGTATTCTATCTTTATAGATATCAGAAATCAAAGGAGGAATCGAGAGTTAAGTCTCATTGGTTCTTATACCAGTGAGATTGATACTCTTGATCTTTCTTCTGCGAGTGATAGCGTATCACTCGAATTGGTCAAAAGGGTGTTTCCACCTTCATGGCTAATTCCTATGATAGCTACACGATCCCATCGTGTTATTCTTCCTAATGGCGATTTGTTTCGCCCTAAGAAGTTTGCACCTATGGGGTCAGCTCTATGCTTTCCGACACAATGTTTGATTTTTGCGTCGGTTTGCATATACGCAGCCTGTCGTTACACCTACGACGTTGAACACGTACAATGCAATTTCCTTGACTGGCTTCCATCGAATGTCAGACGTGTCGTGAGAAAGTTCTCACGATCTCGCTTGGCTTCTCGATGGCAATTCCAGCCACTTGCAGTGTACGGCGATGATATTTGTGTAGACAGACGTCTTACAGATATCATCAAGTCCATCTTGTGTCGTCTAGGCTTCGTTGTTAACGACTCCAAGTCGTTTACGGGAAGTCAGTCTTTCCGTGAATCTTGCGGAAAGTACTATCTAGACGGCAACGACATTACACCTTTATACTTTCGTATAGAGGCTGTGAAGAAGAAACTTACTCCTTCACATGTCGTATCACACGTCCATCTCATGAATGAGTGTTGGGAGAGGGGATACATTCATTTGTATCGATTCCTCCATCACTCTATCATGACGTGGGAATGTCAGAAGGCCTTTAGGAAAGAAGGCCAACTGAAGAATTCTATTCCCTACGTTTCTGATCCCAATCACTTTGGAATCCATGTCTCTGAACCCAAGAATTCACATCTTGAGGCCAGAGTACATCCGGATTATCAAAGAGATGAGATCAGATGCTGGACGATCTCATCTGTTCACAGACAGTATCCTGGGAGCTCCTTCCAGGATGTTGACTTCTATGAACATATGAGGTGGTGGGCTAGCCGATTCGAGGACTATACGACTGATGAAACTTCATCAGCTCCTCGATTCGACACCGGTGGCACCGGATTCCGCTGGAGATGGATACCAGCAGAATAGCTAAGTGTGAG